GTTTTACAAAACGTATAGGGTGGCTATTAGGGTCCCTATTAGGGTAGCTATGCAAAAGCTAATGGCTTTTTGTAGCTCTGCTTGCAGTAAACCTAAGGTTTATTTAAAAGAATATTAGTTTTATATAAAATAAAGGTTTACTTATATAGTTTATAAACCTTAGGTTTAATCACCTAAACACATAAGAAAGGAAACATTATGGCGTATGAACAAAAAGATATGACTGGTAGCATCTTTGCTAATCAAGGTAAGAATAAAGAAACGCAGCCAGATTATACTGGTACATTTAAAATAAATAACGTAGAATATAGCGTAGCAGGTTGGAAAAAAACAGCCAATAGTGGTTTAGAATACGTTAGCTACAAGATAGAAGAAAAAGAAGAAAAGACACCATTTTAAATTGAAAGCAACCTGCAAAGGTAAGGAGTTTGAAATATATGAAGTCAATGAAGCAGACTCTGTTGGAATTAAAGCAATCGAAAACTGGCGTAACGCAGAGATTGGCGATTGGATACGCACTCATGATAATATGGTGGTTAGAGTTACTGGAAAGCGTGTCAACAAGCTTAAAGGGAAGCGCAAACCGATTACTTTTATTCGTACAGGTTTTGGAGAAACACCAACCTATTATAAAAAAATCTATGCCAAAGAACAAAAATGCTGGACAGGAGATGACCTCGTTTATAAGCAATATGTTCGCAACATCCCAGCAACTGTACTCCAAAAACAGTTCGCTGACTACTTATCCAAACATGGTCAAATGGACAAGAACAACAAGTTCGACACAGCCTCAATCGTTGACGCTTACACACACGCTTTCAGCGACAACAATCCCAAACAAGCGCTTAGAAGAGGTGTTAGAATTTTACGAAAAAAACATATCATTGATAGGATTAGCATGAATATGCGTGAAAAATTACTGGAACATGGGATGGATGATGATTGGGTAGCTACTCAATATCGTGAGTTTGTTAATGATGCACCTCCAAATGCAAAATTAAATGCACTCAACAGAATATCTGATTTGCTTGGGCATACAAAAAAAGAAAAGGAAGAGAAGACACAAAATATTATTATGATATCAGATGGAGATAAGAAACTGCTAGCTGAAGCTAGGCAAAAACTTTCCGATAAAGATATTGGCAGATTAATGCATGTTGTCAAAGAAAAAGGAATCGAAGGTGTTATTGAAACGGAAAGTGCCGAAAGCAACAAGTACGATAGAGATTGATACTTCCTACTCTGGTATAATTGTAGTAGATGGTGCAGAACTATTTGTAGAGCCAAAGGTATCGGCATTGATACTTGACATGATAAAAGAAGTAGATGTGTTGTCAGAAAAAGTAGATGTTTATGAAAATTATATAATGGGAAAAGCTGATGCCTAAATACTTGTCAACTAATCAACTGCGTTTTACAGATGGTTCATCTAGGATGAAAACTACGTTAAGTAAAATGAAGAAAAAGAAAAAACAAGAATTATACGCACGATTAAGTAAATTAAAAAAACGTAAATAATGGAACTTTCCTACACGAATCAGGAACGAGAAGAATTAATGAGAAGAATGTATTTGGATATATTCTTTTTTGCTAAATTTATTCTTGGCGACCCTGCACAACCTATGCATTATCATATTCGAAGTGAATCTCCAGAATTTCATAAAGAGATTGTGTCTAAACTGCTTAATTTAGATGTAGGTTCTAAATTAGCTGTAGTTGCACCCCGTGGTCATGCAAAGTCTACTTTGATAAATTTAATTTATCCATTGCATCGTATTTTATTTGGTGAAGAAAAATTTATTTTGCTTATTTCAGAATCAGAAAAACAATCTAAGTTTTATTTAGAAACCATTGGCAATGAGATAGAGTTTAATGAAAAGCTGCGTTATTTCTTTGGCGACAGAAAAGGTCGTAATTGGGGTAAAGAAGAAAAAGAATTTATTGCAGACTTTGATGAAAATGGGGTACCAAATAGTTTTTGTAAAGTACTAATTCGTGGTACAGGGCAAAAAGTGCGTGGTTTAAAGTATGGAGCATATCGCCCAACCTTAACTGTTATAGATGATGGTGAAGGTGAGCGCAATACAGCAACGCAAACATTGCGTGACCAATTTCGTTCATGGCTAAATGGTGCTGTTATTGCAGGTTCAGGTGATTCTAAATTAATATTTATTGGTACAATTGTAGATGAAGAGTCATACCTTAATCGTATAGCTGGTCCACTTGCTTACGATAGAAATGGTAAGCGTAAGATTAAAGGATGGGATACATTGTTCTATCAAGCAATTTTACAAGAGAATGATGCTGGGCATTTTTCTGCAAGTGGTAAGGAAGTATTGGATAAAAAAGGTAAACCTAAGGTTTTATGGGAATCTTATAGACCTTATGATTGGCTTATAGCTGAAAGAGATAGACTTGTATCCGAAGGTGATGTAGCATATTTTTATCAAGAGTATCAAAATATTCCTATGGATGATAGTTTTCGTGTATTTAAAAAAGAAAACATTAATTATTGGGATGGACACTTTAGAAACAATAATGACTTTTCTGTTATTGTCCAACAAGTTGAAGATGAGATATGGGAAATACCTGTAAATGTTTTTATGGGTGTTGACCCTGCTTCAAGTGAAAATGTAAAAGCAGACTTTTCTGTTATTATGGTAATTGCTGTAGATGCTGAAAATAATGTTTATGTTATTGATTACCATAGAGGTCAAATGGCTCCAATGGATTTAGCTGATAAATTATTTGAAATGATGGAACATTATAAACCAAAGCTTATTAATATAGAAGAAACTGGTCATGTAATGTTATCAGATTATATGATGCGTGAATCGAAAAGAACTGGAAAGTTTTACAACATTAACCCTAAAAAAGCAATTAAAAGCAAATATTATAGAATTAAACAGCTTCAGCCCTACTTTGCTAGCAATGCTATGCAAATAAAAGATACCCATTGGGAGCTAGAACAAGAATTACTTAATTTTAAAGAGCATGGTAGTTTTAAAAAAGACACACTAGATGCATTACGATGGGCTATTGATGATATTTATGCACCTAGACATGGTTACGATGACGATGGGGCAGAGTATAGAAGTCGTTCTACATTTCGTGGAATTGATTGGCAAACTGGAAAAACTATATTTGCATAATATTCAAATTATTAACTAATATGTGGTAGTATGATAAGTTTAAAAAATATCAAACTTGACGAAATTTCTGCGTCTGACATAAATAATGAGTATATCCTGTATCAATCTTCTGCTGAAGAACATAAATTTCAAATGGCAGAGGATGAAGAATTTTATTTAGGTATACAGCTTACCCAATCGCAAAAAGATTATTTAATAGGTGTCGGGCAACCTCCTGAAGCAAATAATAAAATACGACCTGCTGTTGAACAGGTTTTATCAAATGTTGCAGGCTCTAGTCCTGAATGGGATGTAAGACCTGTAGGCAAAACAGATTCGGAAGTAGCATTTGTTTACAATAAACTTTTAGATAAAATATGGAGCGATTCTGATGGTGATAGACATTTTAGAAGTATTGTAAAAGATTATACTGTAAAAGGAATGGGATATATGTATGTATATCCTGATTGGCAAGCAGAACAAGGCAGGGGTGGCATAAAGATAAAAAGAGTTGCTCCAGAAAATATATACGTTGACCCTAACTCAACTGACCCATTCTTTAGAGATGCAGCATCTATTATGCTTTCAGATGTTAGCACTAAAGATGCTATGAAGGTTATGTTTCCAGAGCATGCTCAAGAAATTGAAGACGCAAACGAAGATTATAGAGATGATGAATACGCTACTGCTAAATATAATCGAGATGAAATTATTCGTAGAACAGATGTTAATGATGACGGGCAACCAAAAGTTAGAAGGTATATACGTTGGTCAAAGGTAAATGAAGAGCAAGTATTATTAACAGATAAGCTAACAAGCAGACAAAAAAGTTTTAACAAAAAAGAATTTGATGAATTTAAAAATTCTGAACGTTATAAAGCCCTC